CGACCATTTTCCTTTGGTAAACAGTAATATAACTCAGATGCTTGTATTGATACTTTAAATCCGTCAGCACATACTACTGATTCTCTATGTTTTTGATGTTTTATCATTATTATCTCCTTTATTAAATTATAAGAGCAAGGTAGCTGCCACCGTTTGACTTTAGACGCTAAAACTATTTAATCGAACTCCCATTGAAGGGATAGTTTTACTTGTCTTATTATAGCACTTTAGCTCTTATTAAAATTATTACTACTAGTGCTTCAGGCTCCAATTACCTCTTGGATTAAGGTTTAGGATTCGAACCTAGTGTTGCAGCGAACCATACCTTCAACATATATCTATGCTTAGAATACACTAGTAGTAAAGTTACTGAGCCATATCAGGGCAGTCCAAAGCTTTCTAGAATCGCTATGCTTTACGGGCTATGACTCAGATTTAATTATTACCAAACAATATCCATATAACTGTAGCTACTCCTGATATAAGAACAACACTAAAGAATGCAAAGAATGTTGCTTCTATTATATGTTTTGTAAATTTATTCATTGTCTATACTCTTCAATGCTAAGAAGAAGAAATGTATAGCTGCTAATGCACAGGCTATCGCTGTTATGTCTAGTATTTGTATCATTTTATTAGTTCCTTTTATTATTAAAAAATGTTAGCACTCAAGTTCGTCCTTCAATCACACTATGTTTTAGATAGTAACTCTGTAATCCAGAAGATGAACGTCAATCACTATTGTTCTATACTACTTAGATAGTAATCTATTCAGCGATTAACTGAACTATCCTTTTGTATGTCTTAATAGCTTAAGATTGATATAAGTCTGAGTGCTAATGTTTAAATTTTGTTTGTTATGTTTATTGACCATGTTATTTAATAATTGTATCATACATATAGTTATTAGGGCTAAGAGTATGTTCATGTACTTATAGTAACTTTAGCATACAAATAACCCATATAACTATTGTTTCACAGCTGTATCTCAATGAGTGGTGGCTGCTACTCTACCAAAGGTAAGCTTAATGCTTACCCTTAGTTATCAGTTTAGTCTCTATCGCATCCAACCTCTGTGCTAATGTCTCTGCTATAGTGACATCAACCTCTACTTCTTTAGCTGGAGCTGCTTGTTGCATCTGAGCCATCATAAGTAATGTACCCATGTCTAATCCACCTTGTGCTAGACCAGCGAATGCGTTCATATCCTTGACTACGCTACTGGGATACACAGTCCTACCCTTTCTCGCTGATACTGCGAAATTATGTGTTAAGGTAGCCATCGCTACTGCTTTATTCTCAGCGTCACTAAACAGAGGTTTCTGGTTAGACATCTGCTCCATTATCATCTTTAGTATATCCATTACATTTCCTTTATTAATTAAACAATCAATCAACACTAAATCAAATCAAAAATAACTAAAATCATAAAACACTAAACCCATTTATTGGGGGTGTATAGATAAATAACACCCCATAACATTTTGTAAAATATTTCTTGACAACACATGGTCATTTACTGTAGCTTATTGCACCTAGGTTGTTATAAATAATAATAATTACTAAATAATAGAGCGCTTGTATATATAAGAGAAAGAAAAAAAATGGCAGATAAAATGAACTGGATAGATGCTTTACCGATAGATGTTCGTGAAGAGATTATCCATGATTTATCTGAACGAGATACATCGGATTTAGTACCTTTAACAATCAATGCTAACGTATACTGGATTCCAGCTGAGGTGAACTTTCTAATTGAATCTTTAGGTCAAGGTGAGATTAATGAATTGAATGGAGAAATAGTCACAAGCTAATGGAGTACCAAAAAATAAAAGGCAAGCGTCACTATGTATATGATGATATGGAAGAATTTAAGGCCGACCACCCAAATACAGAAGTAGGTGATTGGCGTGAATCCAAAGAAGGTGACTGGGTATTAAGTGATGATGATAGGATTGTACAGTTACTCAAGTCAAGTGGTATAAAGCATCCTAACGACAGAAAAAATTATAAGTTATCTAAAGGATATGTTCGTACTATTGTAGGTACATTTTTAAATAATAAAAAAACAAAGATGGATACTGATTTTAGTAACCATCCTAATAGATATACATTCAGTACTAAAATAAAGAACACAAGTACTAGAGTAAAAGAACGTACTAATTTAACAAAGAATGAGCGTATATTCTCTGTGAACGTAGCAGGTGGTATGGGAGCGGTTAAGTCTTATATGGAGGCATACGAAGAGATAAATCCAGAGAAGGCTAGAAACAAAGCGATTGTATTATTAAAACAGGAAAGAATTATGCAGGAAGTTGAAAGAAGTGTATTAGAAGTATCAAAGACATTAGGTCTAGACCATGAGTTTGTATTAAGGAAACTAAAGTTATTAGCAGACCATAGTGAGGATGATAACATTATTTTACAATCAACTAAAGAGATTGGTAAGATTATAGGAACGACTGGAATTACAGTCAAACATAAAGAAGTAGGAGTGTTCGGAGTGTTTCAGGGATTTAGTCCTGAACAACTTGAAAACATAGAAAGGCAAAAGATAGGTGATGGGAATGGTAGTAGACAGATTGACGTTGGGTCAAACGATTGAAGCTTTAAAAAAGACTTCAGAAGGCTTGACTGAATTAGAAATAGAGTATCCTGATAATTATATTGTCAGAAAAATAGTAACAATGAAACAGCTTGTTGACCATCTTGATGCGGGTGATATAGTATCAGATGAACAAGATTCTTATACAAATTAATATTCCGTATGCAATAAGTACTACGGATTCAACCTGTAAATACATGGTGTTTAATAAAAATGATAGCGACAAAAAGGAAAATGAAAAGAGAAGAATTAATAGAAAGAGTTAAGACTTTAGAAATTGTATTATCAAAAGTAATAAATTCTGAAAGAAATTTAGAATTGGTTGTAAATTACTATATTGAAATGAATAAAGACGAGAAAAAATTCCAAAAATTTTTAGATAAAAAAACGGAAGATGCAGACGCCTCCGAATCTCAATCTAAATAATATAACTAAAGCTGAAGAAGTATTTGAATTAGCTAGTAAGGATTTAATATCATTCGGTAAATTGTTTCTGCCTGATGATTTTATGCGTAGTGAGACGCCGCCTTTTCATTATGAAGTAGCAGACAATATAGATGACCCTGAAGTAAAGCAACTTGCAATAATACTACCTAGAGGTCATGGTAAAACTGTATTAACCAAAGCATCTATATTGAAAGATTTCTTATTCTGTCCTCAAGATGATATGCATTTTTACGCTTGGGTATCGGCTACTCAAAAATTATCAGTAGGTAATATGGATTATATTAAATATCATCTTGAATATAATGATAAAATAAAATATTATTTTGGTTCGGTAAAAGGAAGTAAGTGGACAGAAGAAGACATAGAGCTAACCAATGGATGCAAGTTAATTAGTAAATCAAATGTTTCAGGTATTCGTGGTGGAGCTAAATTACATAAAAGATATGATTTAATAATATTGGATGATTTTGAACATGAAGCAAATACAATCACAAGAGACGCCAGAGACAAGAACGCTAATCTCGTCACTGCTGTTGTCTATCCTGCTTTGGAGCCTCATACTGGTCGGTTGCGTGTTAATGGCACTCCTGTACATTATGATTCCTTTATTAACAATCTTCTCACAAATCATAGTAAAGCTAAAAAAGGCGGTGTTGACTTTGCTTGGAATGTAATTACATATAAAGCTATAACTGATGATGGTTCGTCATTATGGCCTTCTTTCTTTAGTAAGAAGAAGTTAAAAGAGAAAAAGAAGTTTTATTCAGACTCAGGACAACCACAGAAGTACTATCAAGAGTACATGATGGAAGTAATGAGTGATGAAGATGCAGTATGGACAAGACAACACGTTAGTTACTGGGATGGGTACTATCAGAATGAAGATGGGATTAATTATATTGTAAAAGATGGGGAACAAACTCCTGTTAATACATTTATAGGATGTGATCCTGCTACAGATATTGATACAAAGCATGCTGACTTTAGCGTTATTATGGTTGTTGCTATTGATGTTAATAATAACTGCTATGTACTTGAGTATGAGAGACATAGGTCTATTCCGACTATTGGGTCGAAAGACCCGGGGAACGGGAATATCTTGGGACGTAGTGGAGTAGTTGATTATATCATTTCTTTGTATGGTAAGTATAATTGTGTTTCCGCAACTGTTGAAGACGTTGCTATGAACAGAAGTATATTTCAGGCTATGAATGACGAGAGGCGTAGGTTAAATAGGTTTGATATATCAGTTATTCCTGAGAAACCAGGTGGCCAAAACAAGAGAAATCGCATATATTCAGGTCTTTCAGGTCGTTTTAGCATGGGAACAGTCTTTTTACGAACAAATATGTTTGATTTGATCAATGAAATCATTACATTCGGCCCCAAAATGTCTCATGATGATACTATTGAATCGCTTTATTATTCAACTGTGCACGCTTTTCCTCCAAATATGAAACAAAATAAAGATAAGATGAAATGGTATAAACCAAAGCGTAAAGCTAAAAGCTGGATTGTAGCATAATGCCAAACGGAAATAATAGTCCAAAAACATCTACATCTTACCCCGGATCATCTTTTACTACAACTCCTAGTTTAGAAATGAGAGCCTTAGCCCAGAGCAGGGCTTTGAATGGTGGGTATCAAAAATCAAGTACGATGTGGAATCAGGTAACTAGAGGTAGGTATCCATCTGGTAAAATGAAGGTTATAGGTTCATCATCTGCAGGAAAGAAAGACCCTGGATTGCAAAGTGATTTAGATTATATGCAGTCTATATATGATGTTTTAGGTATGCAGTTTTCTGGTGGTGGGCGAGAATCTTTTAAAGCCAATCCATTTAATAAAGGAAGTTTTGCATTTCCTATAGGGAAATCTACGATTAGTGGTAATTATGAAAGAATGAGGTCAGGCCACGGATTGCGTAATTATGATTTTAATGTAGGAATATCTGTTCCTCTTG